AGGTATTACAATTGATCATATTGCTAGTCTTATAAGGAAACATAATCCTGAATTTGTAGTTTTAGACGGTATTTATCTAGTAAGTACGGGGATTAGTAACCGTAAAGCTATGTGGGAACAGTCTCATGCAGTTTTTTATGGCATGAAGAATCTGTGTCTTTCTACAAATACGCCTATTTTTGTGTCTACGCAAGCTACACGAGAAGCAGGAGCAAATATGTTTATACCACCAAGGCCAGATCAGGTTGCTTTTGGCGATGCTTTAATACGAGCGTCAGATGTTGCTATGGCAATGGCTATGGTCGAGGGAGAACCCAACAAACGAATTATTCAATATCAAAAATATAGGGATGGACAACTAGATATGGATGCAACGATGCTTAGATGGAATGTAAATCAAGGCGATATAGCAGAGATTCCGTATGAAGAACAGGAATTTTAATAGGAAGGAGGTAGAATTATGGGATTGTTTGATATGTTTACACCAAAAACAGATGTTATAGTAAGGACAGTAAAGAGTAAGGGTACTATAACCGTTCCAATAGATGTTACTGTAGGTGATATTCAACGAGGTTTTGTGCGAGATTCAACAGGATATCGTAATGAGATCGTTTTGTTTCTACGAAAAGATAAAAAAGATAGATAATGAGTGTTGATTGGGTAAATACATTGCTTGAAATGGGAATGGATATTCCTATTGATAAGGCACAAATAATTATACAATGTCCTTTTCATGATGATAAGCATAATTCTTGTTCGATTAATACGGATGAAGGTAAGTGGATATGTTTTAGGGGGTGTGGACAGGGCAATTTGCGTACTTTTGTACAACGAGTTTTAGGCTTAGATCAAAAGGCCGTCGATAAATATCTAGAAGATAAGGAATTATTTTTAGATATTAATATGTTTGATGCTGTAGCTCCCCCAACTAATGGATATTTACCTGAAGTAGCTTTCCCATTTATAACAGGACGAGTTCCTTGGTGGGTATTTGATAGAGGGTTTACGAAGAAAACCTTAAAACAGTGGGAATGTGGTACAGATAATGACAAGAATCTTATTATTCCTGTTAAAGATAAAGATTCAAAATTAGTTGGGTGGATAACAAGACAGTATAATCGTGATCCTAAATACTTATATTCAAAAGGATTAAAAAAATCATGGGTGTTATTTGGTGAACACCTGATTCAAAAATCCCCGTTTATTTGTATTACAGAAGGATCATTAGATACTATGTGGTTAAATCAATGTGGGTATAGTTCAGTAAGTATTTTAGGTTCGATGCTTTCATCCCGTCAACAAGAAGCTTTAATTAAATTACCGACAGATGAGCTTGTTCTTTGTTTGGATAATGATGAAGCAGGAAGACTAGGAACGGATCGAGCAATGGCTTGCATTTCTAAAAGTTTTGTGGTAAGCTATGTGAAACTACCGAAAGGATTCAAGGACGTACAAGACATTAGAGATAAAAACGTCTTAGAAGAAGTCATAAAAAATAGAACCTTTTGGTAAAAATAGTAATAAGGAGGAAAGAATATGAGCGGTATAAGTAGAATAGCCCAAAAAAGGGACGCAATTAAGAATCCAGTTGATCGATCAGCTAATCAAGAGGTGTGGTTTAAGGATGGTGATCAAGCTTTTCTTAGTCCTGTAGCAACAGGTGAGGAAGATGACGGTTTGCTTGATGAGATTTATATGTATACGTTTAGGAATGCAGATAATAGGTGGACTAATCGTCTTGTAGATGATGCTGTAGATAATACAGATGTGCCATCTAACGTTCGTCCTTCACATAAGTTTGCTTTTTGGGCATATGTTCATGAGATAGTGCATCCTGAGAAGCGAAATGATGCGTGGGAAGAACTGGCTGGCCCTAGTGGACGCAAGGTTTTTAAGGAAAACGTGAATGATTTTAGAGTTATAGCGTTGACTTTTGGTCGAAGTGACTATATCTGGAATCAACTTGTAGATGTGTACAATGATTGGAATGGTTTGGATAAGGGAGTTATGAGAATAAAGCGTACTGGCACAGGTATGTATGATACATCTTATGCAATAGCCGCAACCGCAAGAACATCGGAAATTCCTGTAGATAAAGTGGCAACTATAGACGATCTTCTGTCAATTAAAGGTTACTTTTTGGAGCGATATGGGAACCCGGTTTCTCCAAACGGTACTGTTTCCTTAGATGAGGATTCCAGTGACACTAAAACAGAATTGTTCTAGACCTGACTGGGATACATACTTCCTTCAAATAGCACAGCTAGCCTCTTCTAGGGCTACTTGTGCTAGAAGGAAGGTGGGATGTGTTCTGGTTGATTCTCATAATCATATTGTTAGTGTTGGATATAATGGTGTCCCATCGAAGTTTGACCATTGCATAGATGAAACTCCTTGTAGAGGAGCTTATGCTTCGTCAGGAACAGCTTTAGATGATTGTTTGGCAGTACATGCAGAGGTAAATGCCTTCTTACATCTAACATCACAGGATATATTAACGGCTTATCTTACGGTTTGTCCTTGTATTTCTTGTACAAAGATGATTTGTAATAGTAATATTCAGAGAGTAGTAGCGATAGAGTGGTATGCACATCCAGAAATTACTGGATTGTTAAGTAAAGCAGGAATAGTGTTAGAGGTAAAGAGGAGTTTGAATGCTAGTAACGGAACAGACATATAAAGAAATAGGAGATAGACTAGCACAAACTGATATATGGATAATTGATGTTGAAACAAATGGATTAGACCCATTTAATATGAATCAAATTTGTGGCTTGGGTATAGGAACGTTGGAGGGGGAAGTTCATTACTTTCCCTTTCGACACCAACAAGGCACAAATCTTCCTATCCATATGCAGAAAGATTTAATTGCGCTAGTAAATACCCGTACAACCTTAATTGGTTATAATTTAAAATTTGATTTGCATTTTCTTGCGACAGAAGGTTTGTCGGTAGAAGATAAAGAACTAATTGATGTTATCGTAATGGTACGTCTTACAGAACCTTCTGATGAAAAGGAGATGGGCTTAACTAAAACTATTGCTCGTAGTTATGGTTTAGAGGCCGCAGCGTATGATTTAGAGACGAAGAAGTATTTACGGAGTAATAAGTGGCATAAAGATTTTTCTGAAGCTCCTCCGTCAATTCTAGGGCCATACTGTGAACAAGATGTTGAATGGACAACACGCCTCTATATAGATCGTCTTGAATTAATTAAACGATCTAAACAAGAACAAATTTTTAAATTAGAGTGTGCTTTAACTAAAGTTCTTTATGATATGGAGCATATGGGTATTCGGATAGATAATGATTATGCGAAAGCAGCACAAAGTAAAATCGAAAGCCGACGAGAAACATTAGCGGCAAAAATTTACAGTTTAGTTGGAGAGTTCAATATTAATAGTACCCAACAACTTTGTGAAATTATGAATAATAATGGAATTTATTCACCATTGACGACTCCTAAAGGGGCACAGTCGTGGGGAGAAGCTGCATTAATTCAGATTAATAATCCTCTTGCGGGATTGGTTCGGCAGTATAGAGCTTTAGGAAAATTGCATTCAACATATTTAGAACCATATATTGAAAAGAATATAATGCATACATCCTTTTGTAATTGGGGAACTTTGACGGGGCGTTTATCGTCACGAGAACCCAATCTTCAAAATATACCTAGAAACCATTTTAAGTTGAGTGATACTACTTTAACTGAAGATGAACGTAAAGTTGTAATGAATCGAATTAATGCTTTAATAGCCTCTAAGGGAGGTTTAGTTAATGTAGAGTTAGATGATGAGGTTATTGATACTTGGGGTTTTGTTGGAGATGAATCTTATATCGAAGAAGATGAAACTCAAATAGCCGTGCGTAGGCTCTTTTTACCCCGTAAAGATTATTCATTAGTAGCCTTTGACTATGCTCAAATGGAAGTACGTGTCTTTTTAAGTTACTTCCAGAATGATGAAATCAAAGCATTGTTGGATAGGTCTGATACTGATTTTCATGGTGAAGCAGCAAAAATGGCTTTTCAGACACAAGAAGAAGATGAACAATTTAAGTTTTATCGACAAATGGCAAAAGCTGTTACGTTTGGTACGATATATGGAATTGGAAGTAAGAAGTTAGCTGTTCAATTAGGTACAACAAAAACACAAGCATTGCAATATAAGAAGCAGTATTTTGCAGGATTGAAAGGATCGAAGGAATTCTTTGATAAAGTCGTTCAAGCTGTTACAATTAAGGGGCAGATTAAGAATAGATATGGGCGTATTTATAAAATCCCAAAAAACTTGGGTTATAAAGGTGTTAATTATCTTGTTCAGGGTACTAGTGCAGATATTTTAAATGAGCGAATGATTGAAGTGGATGCTTATTTACAAGAAACAAAGAGTAGGTTATTGTTACAAGTACATGATGAAGTCATTTGTGAAATTCATAACGATGATTTAACTACCGTACCATATACAATTAAGAGTATTATGGAACAGAATAGTTTGAATATTCCTTTATACGTGGATATGGAGATATGTGATCCATCATGGGCCACGAAAAAAGAGTTGACAATTAAAGAAAAGTACGATATAATTAATGATATAGATTGGGACTAGGCTCCGTGGTGGAATTGGTATACACAGCAGACTTAAAATCTGCCGCTTTATAGGCATACAGGTTCAAATCCTGTCGGGGCCACCAAAGAAAGAGGTATAATAATGTATAGGCCACTCCCAGAAAATTTGGAAATCCGAAAATCATCCATTCATGGCATGGGTCTATTTGCATGTAAACCTATTTCAAGTCAAACTATTTTAGGTATTACACATGTAAGGCATAAATTATTTGAACATGGATGGATACGAACTCCGTTGGGAGGTTTTTATAATCACGCAGAGCAAAAAGCAAATTGTTATTTATTTAACACGACTCTCATAGATGGAACACGAACTAAAGCTTTAATAACAAAGATTGATATACCAAATAATACTGAGTTAACATGTAAATATACATTATATGCATTATGGCAAATGGAGGGATAAAATGAAAAGAGAATTTAAAATTGGTGTTGGGATTATGGGTATAGGAGTAGCTATTGCGACTGGAATTTATGCATCATGGAAAATTAATCAGAAATATCGAGATGATAGAAATTTCAGGGAAGAGATTAATGCAATTCCATATGAAATAAAGAAGTAGGATAGATATGAAATGTCCAGTTTGTTCCGTTAAGTTTGTTAGAAAGCATAATTGTAATAAAGCAGAAACTACGTTTTATGTTTCTTCTGGAGAATTGACATGGGCGTTACCACCAAAAAATAAGAAGGAGGATAAGAATGACTAAAGTATTATCTACATCTACCCCACATTTAGCATACCAACTACTATCCCATGATAGTTCTGTATCTATCCAAGCAGCAGTTCCCCCTTCTTTTTGGGCATTCACAACTAT